CGGGTGAATTGGCTTTCTCGTTTGTTTCAAATACTCTATTCATCGGTAACTCTACTTCGGGTGTAGTTCAAGTAGCGAGTGGGAATCTTTTCTCACAGTCTCTCGTAACTCCAGGTTCTTTGACCGCGTCAAAAGCTTTAGTCGCCGACGGTAATACTTTCATTGACAAGATCGTTACCGGCAATTTGACTATTACTTCTGCTTCTGGAGGAACTGCACACTCGGTCAATGCTATAAGCAATGACACCGGTCTTTCTTCAAACGCTTCTTATATTCTTCCTACACAGCAAGCAGTTAAGACGTATGTCGATGTAACTGTAGCAGGAATTTCTGGATCACCGGGTGGTTCGAACACACAAGTACAGTTTAATGATTCCGGTGTATTTGGTGGAGACGACGGTTTTACATATAATAAAAATAGCAACACTCTTACAATTTCAAATACTGTAATTGTTGGAACTGCTTCGGTTAATTCATCTTATTATACTGGCACTGCTTCTAATGCCAATAACCTTGGTGGTCAGGCGCCTTCTTACTATCTGAATGCTAGCAATTTTACAACTGGAACTCTTCCGACAGCTCAACTTTCTGGTACATATGATATTTCTATCAGTGGTACTGCAGCTAATGCTAGCAACCTAGATAGTCAGCCTGGTTCTTATTATACTAACGCTACAAATATCTCGACTGGTACTCTAGCCGAGCCGAGACTTCCATTTAGGATGGATCAAAATGTCACCACGACTTCGACGGTGACATTTAACAATCTAATAATTTCTCAGAATCTAGTAGTATACGGCAACACGACGTACATCGCTGGTAACAATGTGTCGTTTGTCGATAATATGATCTACTTGAATTCAAATAGTTCATCGTCAAATCCAGACCTTGGTTTCGCTGGTAATTACAACGACGGTACTTATGCTCACGCTGGTTTCTTTAGAGACCACTCGAGCGGTATCTGGAAAGTCTTTGACGGATATTTGCCGGAACCAGACGCTGCAGTAAATATTGATCAAGCTAACGCATCCTTTAGAGTCGCTACTTTCCAAGCTAATAACGTTCGTCTTGGAAACAACTCAGTCTATGGCGACATCAACAAAGACAATTATACTGGTACTGCAAACAACGCCACGCATCTAGACGGTCAGAATTCAAACTACTACCTCAACACAGATACAGTTTTTGCTAACTCGGCCGGCCAAGAAGTAATTATCAGCAGCAACTATAACACTCTCGGTGCGAATCTTTCAACGACCGGTGTTGTTGCTGGTACATATGGTAACGGTACTTTTGTTCCCACGATTACAGTCGATTCGAAAGGTCGTTTAACGTCGGTCACCGGAGCGACTATTACTACGACTCCTGACGCTTCATATGTTCAGAATACTGATTCGAGAGTTCTTTCAGGTAACCTAAACTTTACTGGTGTCAATAACTATTTCTCGACGACGGTTTATTTTGGTTCGGCGTCAGTTAATTCATCTTACTATACTGGCACTGCTGCTAACGCTAATACTCTCGGTGGACAAGCTCCTTCATATTACTTAAACACATCTACATCTTTCTCTAGTGCAGCTGATCAAGATGTAAGTATCAGCGGAGCGTATAATAGCCTTAGTTCTAATCTAAACAATACCGGTGTGGTCGCTGGCTCATATGGTAACACGAGCTATATCCCAGCGTTCACTGTAGATGCTCGCGGTAGATTGACGATTGCTAATACAACAGCCGCCAATGCAGTGGCAATGCTTGGTTATACACCAGCAAATAAAGCGGGTGATACATTTACGGGTACTACGGACTCGACAAGCATTTCAACTGGCACAGTTATAGTTAATGGCGGTGTCGGTATAGCAAAGAACCTATACGCAAATGGTTCTGGTACTTCTTCTCATTTTAATAATACCAACACTTTAAATCTAGGTGTTACTACTGCTGCTGATATAGCTGGATTCTTATATGTCCGTGAAGCTACTACTTCTTCTGGACTTGGCACCGGAGCAGTTCAAGTAACAGGTGGTTTGTCAGTTAACAAAGACGTTGTCATCGGTGGTAACCTTACTGTCAGCGGTGTTACGACACTCGTCAATAGCAATACGGTATCAATCGGTGATAGCTTAATCAAGCTAGCCGCTAATAACTTGACGACCGACACGAGTGATATTGGTTTCTATGGTGTCTATGGTTCTCAGGTTGGTTATGCGGGTCTAGCTCGACTCGCTGGTGGAGACACTATTCAGGGTCTAGTGATTCCGGCTAAATCGTTTGTTCTCTTCTCAAACACAGCCGCTGAACCAACAAACATCGTTAGCGCTTCTAATCTTGGCACTCTTGCTGCTAATCTACTATCGTCTAATGTTACCTTTACGACACCACTAAGTGTAAGTTCTGGTGGTACGGGTACTTCGACTCTAGCAGCTAACGGTGTTCTACTCGGTAATGGAACTAATCCTATAACTGCAGTGACTACGACTACAGACGGCCATGTTCTTGTATACAGTTCTGCAGTAAATGGTCCGATCTTCTCGATGCTTGACGGAGGAACTTTCTAAAACATGGACACTGATCGTTATGAGTACAAGACTGTACTGGTGAGTCGGCAAGAGAATCAAATATTTGAGTTAGTCCGCCAAAAGCTAGATCTAGAAACTAGATTAGATCTAGCTCAGGCGGCAGTGAATAACTTGCTCGAACGAATAAATATTCTCGAACAAGACCTTTATAAGAAGAATACTGAACTTGAAAAGCATCTGAAGAAAACTAAAAAAGCTGAAGACACTTTTTAAACCCTCGGTATATACCACTTAGTAGGGGAGCCATATGGCTAATACACGAATTCAAGTGAAGCGAACTTCCACATCTGGAAGAGTCGCTAATACTTCTGACGTAGCAAATTCCACATATATCGCTGCTGGCGAGTTTGCCCTTAATATGGCAGACGGGATCCTGTATAGTTCTAATGGATCCACAATAATTGAAGTGGGCGCCAATAACACCTCCATGAATGTTACTGGTAGCGCTACTGTATTGGGAACTCTCAATGCTAACGGTGGTATAGTAGCAGAAGGTACTTCGGCGACTCTTACTTTAGCTACTAACGACGCGTCAAACACGGGCGGTCAAAGAACTACACGTATCTATGGAAAAAACTTTGTCGGTAACAATCTTATTACTGTTGTATTCCAAAATTCAGGATCAGCTACTTCACAGAATATAAACTGGGGTGGCGGAACTGGATTAGCGGAACCGGTAACAGCTCATTTTTGGTACACAAACTCGGCGGCTGTAGGTACAATTGGAACCGGTACCGCTAGAATGGCGCTGATTAGTAATGGTAATCTTGGCATCGGTACTACTGTGCCAAGTACAAAGCTTGATGTAGTCGGTGACGCAAAAATTTCAAGCACTCTTTCCGTCGGCGGCATATTAACACAGAATGGTATTTCGACCAGAGTAGTTAATTATGCTTCAGGTACTACATTAACTATCAATACAGATACGACGGATGTAGCAAATACATATAATACCGAAGCGGCCGGGACACTAACTATGGCAATTCCTACAGGCACTCCGACCGACGGCCAAAAATTACTCGTAGTAATTAGATCTACAAACGTTCAAACATTCTCTTGGACAATTGCCGGCGCAAATTCATTCGATGGATCGGATGATCTTCCTCTTCCGACTGCGACGTCTGGGAGCTCTAAATACGATTATCTAGGATTTATATATGCTTCGGCTACACAACGTTGGCGTTTACTAGCCAAAAACTTCGGATTCTAAGGAGGTTTATTATGGCAGATGAAGTTATTTTCTTAGACGATGGTCAAGTAAAAATTAATTTTACTAAATCAAATGAAACTTATTCTTTTAGTGACGCTCTTCATTTTACTAAACAAGAATATGAAACATTAACCGAACAAGATATTGAAAATCTTAAGCAAAAAAGATTTGATAATTGGTATGCCATCATTACGTATGTTGCTACAGAAGAAGAGCTTGCTGCTAAAGCTGCGTTAGAAGAACAACAGAGACTTGAGCAAGAAGCTATAGCCGCTCAAGAACAGGGTGTCTAATGGCAACACGTTATTGGGTCGGTGGTTCTGGGACATGGAATTCGACTGCTACCGCTAACTGGTCTGCTTCAAGCGGAGGCGCAAGTGGAGCTTCAGCACCGACAGCTCTTGACAATGTAATTTTTGATAACAACTCGAATGTTGGTACCGGCGCATTTACTGTAACCATTGGTACTGGTGCTTTATGTTTAGATATGACATTTGGCAGCGGTGCAAGCGCCTTAGACGGCGCCATGACTATGGCTGGCACTGGAACTCTTACAATATCTACTCCGCCGACGTTGCCAGCTTCAAATTTGTCAGTAACTGGTACATTTACTCTTACTATGACTGGTGTGGGAACACTAACTACAAATGGTGTTTCTCTTGCTTGTGCAGTAGTATATAACGGCTCTGTTAATACTAACACTTTGACTTTAGGTAGTGCTTTAACTACGACGAGCTCGTTTACTCTTACTCAAGGTACTGTTGCTCTTGGGTCAAATACACTAACATGTAATACTTTTGCTAGCTCAAATACAAATACGCGTAGTATAACTAGAAGTACTGGTAAAATAGTTGTTTCTGGAAACAACGCTACTGTATTTAATATGGGAACTGTAACTAATTATAGCGGTGGGGGAATACCAGTAGAATTTTCTTATATCGGCTCAGTTGGAACGAGAACTATAAATCCAGGAACTTTGTCTGAAGCTAACGTATTAGATTTCTTTATTGCCGTAGGAGCTTCAGACACTGTTACTATCACTTCGGGTTCTACGGTCGGTGACCTGTCATTCGTTGAAATATCTGGCTTTGGTGGGACATGGACAAATAATACTATTACAATTTATGGTAAATTTTTTGTAAGCAGTGGTATGAGTTCATCTGGAACTAATATAGTAACGCTCGCTGCGACATCAGGCACACAGGCTGTATTTGTAAGCGGTGCAGGTACAGTTTTAGATTTCCCCGTAACATTCACCGGAGCTGGAACAAGAAGCCTATCATCTAATGTTACTTTAGCTTCTACTAAAACATTAACACATTCAGCTGGAAGTTTATTACTCAATACAAGAACTCTTTCTTGCGGTAGTTTTGTCGGCTCATCTACAACGACTAGATCAATAACATTTGGTACTGGAGCAAAAATAGTAGTTACCGGTAGTGGTGGTACTATTTTTAATATGACAAATACTACAGGATTTACTTATAGTGGAACATCAAGAATTGAATTTTCATACTCTGGTTCGACCGGCACACGAACCATAACTCCTGGAACAGGACCAACAGAAGCTACTTCTTTAAATTTCTATATTACTGCTGGAAGTGATACAGTAACTATCACTACTGGTGGTGTAGTAGATATTCTTGATTTTACTGGATTTTCTGGAATATGGACAAATAATACTCTTACAGTTTATAGTGATTTGACTATATCTAGCACAATGACAGTATCGGCGGGATCGAGTGCCGTAACGTTTGCAGCGACTTCTGGGACACAGACTATAACGGCAGCAGGTAAGACATTAGATTTTCCTATAACATTTAGCGGCGTCGGCGGAACAAGAAGATTTGCTGCAGCGACAACTATTGGTACTACTCGAACACTCAGCCTTACTGGTGGAACTTTTGATCTAAACGGCTTTAATATATCATGTGGAATACTATCTGTAACTGGTACGTCTACTAGATCGATTGCTTTCGGCACAAATACAATATCAGTTACTGCAGAATCAGGTACAGTAGTTAACACGACCAATCTAACTGGATTTTCTTACACTGGCACACCAAATATCGATATTAGTGGTTCGAGACTTCTTGCAGGTACTACGACTGTACAAGGTGCGACTACTGGTGCAACAGAGTCAAACGTATTAAGTTTTAAAGTGTCTGCCTCTTCTACCAACCATACAATTGAATTTGGCGGAAGCTTTTTAAATGTTGAATTTACAAGTTCGTATAATAGAGTTATTAGATTAAGTGCAGCTACGACACTTTATGGCAACTTTATTATTGCTAATACAGGTGCGACATTTACAGAATCAGCAACAGTGTTAACTTTTGCTGCGACGAGTGGAACCAAAACAATCGATGTTAATGATGTGGATATAGGTGTTCCACATACATTCAACGGCGCCGGCGGAACCTGGCAGCTTCTTAAAAATTATAGAATGGTTGGATCTGTTGATCGTACATTAACGTTGACGGCGGGAACAATAGATTTAAATTCTCTTACATTTACTGTTTTTGGAGCATTTTCATTAACTGGAACTACTGCTAGATCAATAACTGGACCAGGAACAATTGATATTACTTCTACAACAGGTACTGTGCTTTCTGGAGCTACATCAACTAACTTAACGTCATCAGGTGATCCTCTCATAAAATTATCAGGGAATGCTTCAGGAGCTAGCACACGAACTATTTCACTAGGTTCAACAGCAGGTGCTTCAGAAACGACTGCTTTAAATATTAGCGTGACCGCTGGTACTGATACTATTGCTATTACTGCGGGTTCGGCAGTAAAAGATCTAAGTTTTACTGGATTTTCCGGAACACATACAAACACTACAAGAACTATTTACGGAAATTTGACTCTTTCTGGCACAATGTCATTAACTGCTGGAACGAGTGCATGGACATTTGCGGGATCATCTGGTTCAAAAACAATTACGACTAATGGTGAAAATTTAGACTTTCCTTTGACATTTAACGGTGCTGGTTCGACTTGGGTTCTTCAAGACGATTTAGCGTCGGGAACTGGTACTGCTAGAACATTTACATTAACAGCAGGTACTTTTGATTTAAATAATAAAACTGCAACTATATATGGCGCATTAACTCTTTCTGGTACTGGTGTAAGAGCATTAAATGGTCCTGGAACTCTTAAAACTTCTTTAAATGGTGTGACTGTAGTAAACTTAGCTACGTCTACTAACTTTACTGTCGGTGGAACGGGTACTCCTCTCGTCGAATGTAGTTATTCTGGAGCTACAGGAACAAGAACACTTGCAATATCTACGTCTCTTGCCGAAGCTAATACTTTTAATTTAAAAGTCAGCGCCGGTACTGACACCGTAACTTTCAACGGCATGCGTTGCAAAAATCTAGATTTCACCGGATTTGCAGGAACTTATACCGCCGCGAGTGCAACGATATATGGTGACGTTACTATTTCTTCTGGTATGAGCATAACTGGAGCAGCTGTAACTTGGTCTATTTCTGGAACAAACGTAACACAATATGTTACTACAAATGGTAAAGCTTTAGATTTTGATGTCTGGTTCTTTAGTCAAACGGGAACTCGTATTCTAAATGATGCATTGATAGTATCACCAACTCGTACTTTTTTTCCAGGAGCTGGAACATTAACTCTTAATGGATTTGATATAACTTGTGGTAAATTAAGCCTTTCAGGAACTAATACTCGTGTAATGAATTTTGGAACAAACAAAATTTATGTTACTGATACATCTGGCACTGTTTTTAACATTGATAATAATACCAACCTGACGATAACTGGAACACCAAATATTGAAATAACTGGTGCAGCGACAGTTTCTCGCACAATATCTGGAGGAAGTGCTGGAGCTACACAAGATAACGCTTTAAACATTAAAGTAACTGCAGGGTCTGATACTATAACTCTTCAAGGAGTAGGATTTGGTAATCTTGAATTCACTTCTGGATTCACGGGAACTATAACACTTGGAAGTGTATCTCCAAGTGTCGGTGTGACATGTTATGGTAACTTTACTTTAGGCGGAACTATCACTACTACTGCGTCAACATTAACTCTTACCTTTGCTGCTACGAGTGGAACTAAAACTATTACTACGAGTGGAAACACTCTTGATTTTAATGTGACCATGAATGGTGTCGGCGGTACGTGGCAACTTCAAGATGCATTCACTTTAGCTGCTTCTAGAGTATGGACACTTACTGCTGGTACATTCGATGCTAATATCTATAACGTTACGGTACCAACTTTTAGTTCTTCTGGATCAGGTGTTCGTTCAATATCTTTTGGTTCAGGTACTTGGACTATTTCAGATTCAGGAACTGCTTGGAACTGCACTACTTCTACCAATTTAACCACGACACCTGGCACCGCTATTATAACAATGACGAGTGCTTCTTCTAAGACATTTGCTGGGGGAAGTAAAGAATATCCGACTCTCAATCAGGGCGGCGCGGGTCAATTAACAATTTCTGGAAGTAATACGTTTGCTAATATAACAAATACAGTTCAACCCGCTACAATTCTGTTTACTTCAGGCACTACACAAACGTTTACTGCATTTTCACTATCAGGAACATCTGGAAATCTTATTACTATCGGTAGCACTACGACTGCTCAGCATACTCTTTCAATGGCGTCGGGTACAGTATCTGTTTCTTTCTGTACTATTAGTTATTCAAATGCTACGGGTGGCGCATCATGGCAAGCATACACTACTAACGGAAATGTGGATGGTGGTAATAATACAGGGTGGTTATTTGCTGCAATTGGATACAATGGATACGTGGGATTCTTTTCATTCTTCAACTAGGAGTCAATTATGCAGATTACAGAAGAACAATTAGTTAAGATCGTCGGTAAATCTAAATACGCTAAAGATCTTGCTGAAGTTATCGAAAAAGTTCTCGAGAAGTATCAGATCAATACTAAGCTTCGTATCTGCCACTTTTTGGCTCAGGTCGGCCATGAATCCGGTGGTTTTAATACGATGCTTGAGAACCTAAACTATTCGACCGACGGCCTACAAAAAATCTTCAAGAAGTATTTTCCAGACGCTACTGCCGCCGCCGCTTATGCTCGTAATCCAGAAAAGATTGCCAATAAAGTCTACGGCGGCCGTATGGGCAACGGACCAGAAGCTTCAGGTGAAGGATGGAAGTTCCGTGGCCGTGGCTTCATTCAGCTTACCGGTAAAGATAATTACACCAAGTTTGCTGCAGCCATCGGTAAATCACTCGACGACACAGTAAAGTATCTTGAGACGGTCGAGGGTGGAATCGAGTCAGCCGCTTGGTTCTGGAACTCTCGTAACATTAACGCTAAGGCTGACGCCGACGACTTGACTGCAGTCACTAAGCTTGTCAATGGTGGAACACACGGTATCGATGATCGTAAGAAGAAGCTTGAAGCAGCCAAAGCCGTTATCGTTTAATAAATAAAAGAAAACGGAGTGCGCGATGGCGGTCCCAGCTAATAGAACAGACTTCAAGAATTTTTGCTTGAGAAAGCTCGGCTTTCCTGTAATCGAGATCAACGTCGACGACGATCAAGTCGACGATCGTGTCGATGAGGCTCTGACCTATTACTGGGACTTCCATTTTGATGGAATGGAAAAGACATTCTATAAGCACCAGATTACTCAAGCTGACATTAACAATAAGTATATCACAGTTCCTGACAATGTCTTGGGAATCATCAACATCTTCGACGTCGGCGGTTCAGTCAATACGAACAATCTATTCAATATTCGTTACCAGATCGCTTTGAATGACCTCTACACATTGACTTCTCAGTCGATGGTTCCTTACTATATGGCGATGCAGCATATTCAGTTGCTCGAATTGATTCTTGTCGGTAAGCAACCTATCCGTTATTCTCGTTGGACCAATAAACTTCATCTTGATATGGACTGGGGAAAAGTTACTGTCGGTGAGTATCTCATTGCAGAAGCTTATAACGTAGTAGATCCTGCTACTTACACGAGAGCTTGGGGTGACCGTTGGCTTCAGAGATACGCTACCGCTCTCATCAAGAGGCAGTGGGGATCTAACCTAACTAAGTTTACAGGTCTAAATCTTCCCGGCGGCGTTCAGTTCAACGGTAACAAGATCTATGACGACGCTACCAAAGAGATAGCCGAGCTTGAACAAGAGATGCAGACAACTTATCGCATGCCTTCTCAGATGTTTATAGGATAGTCTCTTGGCGACAAATTTTTATTTCAATAATTTTCGTAGCAGCCAAGAGCAACAGCTCATAGAAGATCTCGTCATCGAGAGCATCAAGATCTATGGGCTCGATATGTATTATCTGCCGAGAAATATTTTAAATCGAAACGATGTCTTTAGAGAACAAGACAGCGCAGATTTTGATTCGTCTTTTGGCATCGAGATGTACATTAAAAATATTAATAACTTTACTGGCGACGGTAAGTTCTTATCGAAGTTTGGCCTTGAGATGAGAGATGAAGTCGTCTTCACAGTAGCCATGAAGACATTCAATAATAACGTTAGTTCAGTAAATGGCCAAAATAGACCCAAAGAAGGGGACGTAATTTACTTCCCTCTACCAAATAGAGTGTATCAGATTAAGTACGTCGATCAGCTCGCTGTATTCTATCAGCTCGGGTCTCTACAAATGTATGATTTGACCTGTGAGTTGTTTGAATATAGTAACGAAAAGTTCAATACTGGTATTCCTGAGATTGACGATAAGTACGCTACGTATTCGTTCTCTATGAATGATTACGCTCTACTTACCAGCGACGGCTCAGAGTTGTCAACCAGCGATGATGACGTCATAGTTCAAAATTACGATCTAGACACGATAGATAAGCAGTCTCAAAACGACGATTTTGATGCCGAAGCTTCTGCTATCATTGATTTCAGTGTGAAAGATCCGTTCTCTGAAGGATCAACATAATGTTTAAGTTAGATTTTTATAACGCATCTATTCGAAAATATATCGTTCTATTTGGAAGTCTGTTCAACGACATCATTATAGATCATACAGACGGGACAACAAAAGACTATCAGTCTATGAAAGTACCTTTGTCCTATGGGCCGAGGGAAAAATTTCTTGCTCGTGTCGAAGGTGACCCAAACCTAGATCGCGGTTATTCAATCTCACTTCCTCGCATGGGATTTGAGATCATTCGTATGACTTATGATCCGAGCAGAAAACTCAGTACGACCGGCGCGTTTGTCGGCAAGTTAACTGGTTCTGGATCTAATGCTTATAATAAAGTATACAATCCAGTAGCTTATGACATTCAATTTCGTCTGAGTGTCATAGTAAAACAAGCAGAAGACGCGACAAGAATCGTTGAGCAGATCTTACCGTTCTTTACACCAGAATTTACTCTGACTGTAAAGATGCTTGAAAATATGCCTGATTATAAAGTAGACATTCCTCTAATATTGAATGACGTCACTATCGACGACACCTATGACGGTTCATTCAAGGAACGCCGAGCTTTAATCTGGAATCTTGATTTTACTATGAAGGCCTATCTATTTGGCCCAGTATCTAAGTCTTCTATCATTAAAATTTCTACTGTCAATACTACACTATCATCGAATCTTATACCAAAAGCATCAAACACCGTGGTATATCCTGGTCAGTTGGCCAACGGTTATCCCACGTCGAATGCTTCTCTCACTGTACCGGTGTCTCAGATCGACGGCGCCACAGATTATGGTTATATAGTGATAACAAGTGAGTATCCTAATGCCTAATGATGATAATGATAAGATCGCTAAAGCTTTGGATTTAACTCCACTGGAGCAAAGCACACCAAAACCAATAGTGATCGATCCAATAGATAATGACGTTCAACTAGATTTCCAATACACTCGAATGAATCTAAAGAACGTCATCGAGTCTGGTGCTCATGCCCTCGATGAAATGATCGAGATCGCTAAATCGAGCCAACAACCTAGAGCGTTTGAAGTAGTCGCTACATTGATTAATACATTAGCTGGCGCTAATAAAGACTTGTTAGATTTAAATAAAAAGTATAAAGACTTGATGCCTGAAAGCTCAAAACCATCTAATGTAACAAACAACTTATTTGTTGGATCTACTAGTGAACTTCTTCAGCTACTGAAGAAAAAAGTTGAGACCTAATGCCTGATTTTTATCTTGGTAATCCGAACCTAAAGCGTTCCAACGTACAGATCGATTGGACTCCAGAGGAAGTTCAAGAGTTCGTCAAGTGTTCGCAGGATCCGATTTACTTTATTGAAAATTATATGAAGATCGTAAATATTGATCACGGCCTAGTGCCGTTCAATATGTACAATTATCAAAAAGAAATCGTATCAAAGATCCTCAATCATAGATTTGTCATATGTAAGCTACCTCGTCAGTCAGGTAAGACGACTACCGTGGCGGGCATGTTGTTGTGGCATGTTATTTTCTATGAAAACTTTAATGTCGCAGTGCTCGCTCACAAAGCTGAGCAGGCTCAAGAGATTCTTTCACGCATTCAGTTGGCTTATGAAAACCTTCCTAAGTGGTTACAGCAAGGCGTGGTTGAGTGGAACAAGAGATCCATTGAGCTTGAGAACGGTTCAAAGATCAAGGCCTCAGCGACCTCCTCTGGCGCAGTAAGAGGTGGTTCATATAACCTTATCTATCTAGACGAGTTTGCTCACGTCGAACCTAACATTCAGAGTGAGTTCTTTGCTTCGGTGTATCCGACTATCTCGTCGGGTAACACGTCTAAAGTTCTCATTACTTCTACGCCGAACGGGCTAGAGCTATTCTATAAGATATGGAAAGAGAGCGAAGAGAGTCGTAACTCATATATTCGAGTCGACGTGGGTTGGTGGGACGTACCCGGCCGAGACGAGAAGTGGAAAGAAGAGACGATCAAGAACACGTCTGAGGAACAGTTCAGACAGGAATTTGGTTGCGAGTTCTTAGGTTCATCCAATACTCTAATTCGTGGCGATAAGCTCGCTATGATTCCTACGGTTAATCCCATTGAATTGAGAGGGTCTGACCTAGCGATCTATGCGGCTCCAAAGAAACATCATAATTATTTTTGTGTAATAGACACGGCTCGAGGAGTCGGCGGTGACTATTCTGCTTTCGTCGTGATCGATGCTACACAGATTCCGTATGAAATAGTAGCTGTGTATGCAAATAATAAAATATCACCATTGTTATTTCCAAATATAATCAATTCAGTAGCCCGTTATTTTAATGAAGCTTATCTGCTTGTCGAAGTCAATGACATCGGTCAGCAGGTAGCAGATATATTAAGAAATGATTTAGAATACGAAAATATCTTCTTGTCTCGAGTTATGGGTCGATCCGGTCAGATGATTTCAGCTGGTTACGGCGTTAGAGATATGCTTCCCGGTGTGCGTACCACCAAACAAGTCAAGAGGATCGGATGTGCTCTTCTCAAGACTCTGGTCGAGAACGATAGACTTATTATAAATGATTTTAGTGTGCTTACAGAATTATCTACTTTCGTCGAGAAAGGTGAGACGTTTGAAGCGGAACAAGGTAAACATGACGACTTAGTCATGTGCCTAGTTTTATTTGCTTGGATGACTAATCAAGACTACTTTAGAGACATAACTAATACAGACGTCAAGAAAAATCTGCATGATGATAACTTGAAACTAATCGAAGAAGAATTGTCGCCGTTTGGGTTTATAGATGACGGTCGTGAAATTTATGAATACGACGACGGGTTTGAGCCACTTTGATTTGGTAAAAACGCTTTCTTATAAATAAGTAAGAATTCCATTATGGTGTGCTCACATATATAAAATCTAGGGAGACAAAAAAATGGCCTTTCAAGTAAGCCCTGGTGTTAATGTCTCAGAAATCGACTTAACTACCATTGTCCCTGCAGTATCAACCTCAACGGCTGGCATTGCGGGTAACTTTAGCTGGGGACCGGTTGAATTCCCCACACTTATCTCAAACGAAGATCAGTTGGCTCAGCTATTCGGCAAGCCGACCGCCAACAACTTCGAGACGTTCTTTACCGCGGCTGACTTCTTGGCTTATGGTAATTCTCTATACGTCTCTCGTGCTATTACTTCCGGAACAGCAGTTAACTCAATCGCGAATACTTCCGCGAATGCTACGAGTGTTACGTCGTCTGGTGTAGTTATAAAGAACACCGACAACTATAACTCGACGACTCTTTCTGGAAATCAGCTTTATATCGCTAAGTATCCCGGCAAGCTCGGTGATTCTCTCAAGATCAGCGTTTGCGACTCAAACACAGCTTTCAGCTCAAGTGTCATTGGCACTGATAACCTTAGCATTGAGACGTCGTTCACGACATCTGCAAACACAGCGACAGTAAAAGTTACTCGCGCTTCAGTTGCTGCTGGTACTGGAAATAACAGCACTCTCGTATCGAATGCTTATAACAATTTTATCGGTCAGCTAACCAGCGGAGACTACCTACTCGTTGGTAATGCTTCCTCCTATGGAACACAGTACATCCAGTACACCAGCAATACTACGATCGGTAATACTGGCGTTACTGCGATCACCATTAGCACAGCTGGTTCTGGCTACGATCCTAGCAACACATTCGTCATCACTGTATCGAATGGTTCGGTCAATGCTACCGGAACTGTCGTAG